CCGGAAAGCGTCACACTATTAACCACATCGACTTTTTTGACGACGGATTAGTAGGGGCTACAAATGCAAATCAAGATTTTGGTTATCAAGTGTATTTGAGTAACTACCCAATAGTGCTAACTCAAAACCCATTTCATCAAACTGGAATGGTAGCCGGGCCACTTGCGGGAGATGACTTGGTGCTGTTCAAAGCAAACGCTCTAAGTTATGCAGTTGGTACTTCACCTAACCCAAATTATCGTCGTCAAGAATTCCCAAATGCGTTTTTGAGTAGTGCGCCCACGTTCAACTTTTACACGCCTCAACTATATTTTACAGTGGTTTTCACTGATGTTACCAATGATACATTCAGTAAGAACGTGGCAATGTCGCTATACATGGCGGTAGAATCGAAGAACTGCGATACTGTCGAATATGGCATTGGAATGCTTCGTGAGTACAATTCGAACCAGGCAATGGTTTTACGAAACCAAGGTATAGTCATCGATCAAGCCGAAATTATCGCAGCAATGCCGATGTGGCGAATAGGAGGCATTCGACCCGAAATTATGAGCGCAAACGACATTAACACGCTTGGTCAGCAGTGGTATTACAGCGAAGCCGGATATGGAGAAGGTGAAACTATGTCTTCTTCAACTCAAGTTCGAGCTGGGCTGAGTGCTGCTCGTACGATGGCATCGTATGGAAAAGCATTTGGCGACGTGGCCAACGATATTCCCGACTGGTTCAAAGCAATTGCTAAACCATTTCCGGGTTTGGAGTCCGGCCCGGTCCGTGCGCAGTTCCCACCATTGAAGTTCAACGACAATGGAAACACTTTGATGTTCTAAGCAAAGTCAAAAATTGTTTTTTGATTTTCGATAGCCTCGAGAAGAGCCCGAGATATTTCCATTGGAACCATCGCTCGGATGTTAGAACGCAGTGGAGAGTGTCTCTTGTCTTTCTCAGCCTTCGATGGAAAGGGCTCCGGCGTAAAGGTGGGGTAATTTCCCCACAAAACATATGCATCATGTATTTGTCTTGGCTCGCCCAAAAGGTCACGGAAATATTTGATAGAGCCACGTACATTTTCAATTATCCAATATCGAGGTTTGATGATGTCAATAATCTCAAGCGTGACCTCAAGAAGTTCTAACGATGGTTCATATTCTTCATCGCTGCGTTGTGCTATTGAACGTGGCGCAGAATACGCAGTCGAAAATTCGTAGCACGGTGGAGATGCCCATACGACATCAACTTCGGCAGTATATCCTTCTTGTCTCAATCGGTCACGAACATTAACCATCTCGTCAATGACCATGTGTTCAACTTCGCTCAGTAGCGGGTTGTTATCGATTCGTAGCACTTCCCAGCTCGGAGATGCGACAAATGCCTGGCTCGCTCCACCCAATCCGGCAAACAAGTCAAGAAACTTCATGAGTACCACTCCGGCCACGTTCCAGTCTTCTTGAAATGTTCATCCGCTTTTTTTGCCAACTCAATTTCTTTCTCATCAGTGGCAAGAAGTTGGCCACGTACCCAAGCAGAGAAGTTGTCCATTGCTTGAGCGATGGCATAGGTTTTTTCGCACAAAGAAATCACTTTGGTTACTTTCATGCTTTACCCCTCCAATCTTCCAGAGCCTCTGCGATTCTCAGCAACGCCTCAATCAATTCTTCCCAAGCGGGGTTGCGTTCGTCAATGCCGGTCATTCTCAGCACTCTCCACGCATTTTTTGAGAGCATCCATCGTTGTTAAGAAACCAAGTTAATGCCAAACCGTTTTGTTCGGGTATGTCAAGATTAAACCAATACGAACCGTTGGAGTGTTTGTACTTGCCCTGCGGGAACCTTGTACTAAGTTGGTTAAATTCTTCAAGCGTCGTGCGATAATTGGTGATTTGTATCTCCATGATTCTAGACGGGGGGCTTGGTGTATATATATCTATGCCATTTTTTTGTTGGGCTACGCCGATTTACTGCGCTTCGCTTGTAAATTCGTGTTAGCCGACGGCATGCGGACATCCCACTAAGTCTCCGGAGGAGGGTTGGCGTTATAGCCGTTGCCACGTGGACTCGCTTCGCTCGCAAAGATTGGCTGCAAAGTGCAGGGGTGGAATAAACAGTGTAATTTATACACCGTCTATGCCTGGAATGGTTATGGCAAAAGGAACCATGGACCTAATTTTAAGAGACCGACTACAATTTACATTGGATGGCGGTGGAAACCAAACAACCGTGTACGGACGATTCGACCTTTCGGAATATGTGTCCACGTTGGAACGCAAAGGACTTGCTGTAAAAGAAGTTCAATTTATGCTTAGAAACCCAAACAACGCAGCATTTCCAAATACGGGACAATGGGACCTACTTGGTGACAAAGGACCTAACGCTTCTCAAGATACCCTTGCCACTGCTGCTATGAAAATTTACGCTACTACCCGTGCTTACGAAGCAGCAAAAGATGTTGGAATTGCATCACCGGATGTATTGTGTGTTGAACAATGGCAAACCTATTTGGGACCGTCAGTTGCTGACGCTTTCCCCGCTGCTGGTACAGTTTCGGGTTCTCAATTCATGAGTATTCAACACACCAAGTACGGCACACCCGACCTTCACCCTGATGGCTTTCCAGTTGTCACCGACCTTCTCATTGGTGTTGCCACCGATGGATGGGCCAGTGAACTAAGTCAAACACTTGAACTCGATGTTATGCTGATTGCTTCCCCAATCACCATCAACCAAAAGCAATTGACCGAAATGCTCGTGCAGGGCCAAGACCAATGAGGCTAACCTCATGTCCACCCGAAAAGAACGAGCCGAGTCAAAAGGCTCCCTTGCGTCCGACCTTGCTCTGGCTGGTGCTGCTGTTGGCTCTGTGTATGGGCCAGCGGGAGCAGTTGTTGGAGGCGTTGCTGGCGGTCTTACTGGTTTAATCGTCGCTGACCAAGGGATGGTGCTACCAATCGACATGGTAGCGATACCAGCATATCAAGCATACATGATTACCGGTTATCCAGCGACTCAAATTTACATCAAAGCCGGTGAAACAATTTTACCCACTGGCGGAAACGTGGCGGATGTTCTGCAGGGCGAAATGGAAGCCGCAGCCATCGAAGTCCCAGCTAAGAAAAAGCGTCGAAAGCCTAACGCCTGGATTAAATTTAGCAAGAATTTTGATTATCGTAAGCGTCGAAAGAATGAATCGGCTAAGGCTTACTTGTCAGCACGAAGCGGAGCCGCCTCGAGAGCATACAAGAAAATCAAGAAGGGTGGAACGAAGAAAGGCCAAGTAAGAAAGACCGCCCGCCGAGCGTATGAGAAAAAGAAGTGATATTATGCCCGTCCACGAAATCCGAGAAACGATTCAACTAAGCGGTTCAACCACAAACGGCGTTCTTCAAATGCAGAAACGCATTGAGATTGAAGCCGGAAAGCGTCACACTATTAACCACATCGACTTTTTTGACGACGGATTAGTAGGGGCTACAAATGCAAATCAAGATTTTGGTTATCAAGTGTATTTGAGTAACTACCCAATAGTGCTAACTC